GCTAAGTATACAGCAGACGGTGCGCGAACATTAGCAGGAAAACTTAATGTTCCTGATCCAGACAACATTGAAACAATTATAAATCTGCAAAAAGCATTAAAAAATTATGATTTTAAAGGCGGCCCTTTAACTTTGTTACCTACCTCTGTTTCTAAAAACAGTAAAATTCAAAGTGCTTTAACAAACATAGCAAAAGTTTCTAATGTTACAAGAGATACCGTTAAAAATCTTTTAGAGGGTTACCCTGAGTTTATGGGAAACCAAATATCTAAACTTATTTCAACATTCCCTGCTGGCGATCCTACGTCACAAGGAAAGGTATTACAGTCTTTAATTAGTCAAACAGATAATGCACTTAGTGAAATTGTTGCTCCTATTTATAAATCCATTGACGCAAAAGGTAAAGGAGTTATTGTCGATGCAAGGACAGCCGCTTTATCTTATGTCAACAAAGTACAAAAAGGAGTATATAGGTCAGAACCAACAATAGATCCAAAAACAGGAAAAGAAACACCGCGCTGGAAATATGATACTGCTGCCGAAGGTGAAGCTATAAAAGTTTTAGAACAGATACCTTCTAATCTTAGTTTTTTTGAAGCACATGAAAGACTTTCTAAATTAAAAGCAAGGATTCATTCTGTAACAACTAGTCCTAGTGGGGGAGACAATAGAGGACTCTTAAATGTTTTAGGAGAACATAAACAAATATTAGAAGAGGCTATGGATCAAGCCGCAGAAAAATTAAACCCACAACTGTTAAAAGAATATAAAAACGTAACAGCTTACTACGCAAAAGGTAAAAAAGTTGTTTCTTCTGCTTATTTAGAAAAAGCGTTAGAAGTGTTAGACCCTGTACAGGTGGGCGGTCTTTTTGTAGGAGGAGGGACGGGAAAAGAAGGGCTGACAGTCGGAATAACAGAAATAAAAGAACTTATGAAATTAGCTAGAGAGTACAAGACCCAACTAGCTAAAACACAATTATCAAAAAATAGCAAATTAAAGCTATCTGATTTAGATTTAGACCCTATTGAGGGAATAAGAAAAGGGTTTTTACAGGCTTTATTACAAAAGGGTGGGTCAGACGCTATTTCTTCGTTGTCTACTTTAAAAAACAATTTAAGAGATCCTTTTTTTATTCAGACGTATAATGAGTTGTTTAAGGGGACAGGATATCATAAAAAAATTATACAATTAATTGACGAAGTTGAAATATTACAAAGAGTAGAAAAGGCTTCTGGTGGAGGTTTAAGTTTAGCTATACCTTCCAGAGAAATTTCTGCTGTAGGCAGTGCTGTAAAAGGAAGTTTAACTTCTTTAGTAATTAATTTACTTCCTTCCATGTTAGCTAAAGAAGCTATTAGTCCTAAAAAAATAGACTCTTTAATTTCTAGTGTAAAAGCAGCTTCAGAAGCGTCTAAAAGAAACTCACCTACAAACCGTATAGAAGACACAATAAAACGAATTATGGTCGGACAAAGAGTGGGTTTAGGCTTAGGCGTGTTTAACCAAGAAAATTAAAAAAGAACCATCCTTGGCTCTAAGGCTACACAGGAGAATTACACTATCTCACAGGCTCCACCGACACACGCTAGTTCTTGGGAGCCTGTGGTATTGTCTTCTGTCTCAAAGTTCTCTAGGTCATTCCAGTCTACGTTTTTAGGCATGGCCTTTAGCAGTTCTTTGTACTTCTCAGGGTCTATCTCTTCATAGGGAGCCTGTTGGTACACATGGTCGCTATAGGGCAGCAGAGAGATACCAGAGCATATTTCAAAGTTATCCCAAATCCATTGGGCCACCTGTAGAAACTCATCGTCAGTATAGTAAACCGTTATGCTTGGTTTATGCTCACACCAGAAGTTCTGATACGTCTTCCACAACTGCAACTGTTCCATAGCGCCTACTTGTTTGACCGTAGTGCTAGTTTTTGGTGATTTTACTGGAAAACTAAACACTAAGGAACTGGGAGACATAACATCCTGTTCTACGGGGAAACCCTTTTCGGACATAAAGGAAGCTAACGGGTCTTGTTGTTTGTCTGACCTAACACGCCTAATGTACTGACTAGAGAAGCGAGGATGTATACCAGAGGCAGTGTCCGTAAGCTGGCTAACAGTGCCGCTAGGTTTGACACAGGTGATAGCTGTCGCTTGGTTCACACCTAATTGTTTAGCCCACTTCTTGTTTGTTTCTACACTAACTTGTCTCATCTCCATAAGCCACATCTCTAGCTTATCTGAGTGATTACCTAGCATCTTATGATCCATAATACCAGTTAAAGAAACACCAAGTAACGCTTCTTGTTCCGTGTTGAACTTCCACGTATTCCGAAGGTATCTAAAGTCCGTTAGCGTGGACTGTAGCGTCCCTATTATGGTTGCTATACGTATCTTGTTCTTTAGGCTCTCTAAGGTATCCTCTGGTCGTACAATGACCTCAGATAAGTTGCAGAACTGGTTGCTTCTCAAGATAATCTCAGAGCAAGGGTTAGTCCCAAATTCTTTAGTAGCGTCACGNCTACCGTTCCTTGCAGCAATCTTTTGTGCNGCAACACGACTAAAGATACCACGCTCCCCTGCTTTGCTTTCGTACATGTTCTGCATCTCACCTAAGAAGGACTCAAAGTCTGGTTTCTCAGTGTACGCTACAGAGTTATTTGCTAATCTACGGTGTCCTTCTAGTTCCCACCAGTTACCTGATTTAGCTTTAGCCATACGCGGGTCAGACAAATTAGACAGGCTAATTAAGGCAGACCTACGCACACCACCAACAACCACAATGTCTGCAATCTTACAGCAGATATCGTGACACTCAATAGACGTTAGCTTGCGTCCTTTAGCCTTTTGAAATACTTCTACACAGAAGTTAAACAAATCAATCAAAGGTTCTGGGCCAGACGCTCGACCTCCAAAGGTTTTCAGTCTAGCTCCAGAAGGCCTAATACGGCCCATGTTCCAGTTAGGTATCTTACCGGCATATAACAAGCTAATAAGCTCTCTAAAAGCACTAGCCCAACCAATCTTACTATCAGATACAACAATAGTAGTGTCAGTAACGTGAAATGTCTCTGCTACTTCTGGCAGCTTGTTAATGAAGTTCCGCTCTACACTAAAGCCAACACCAGTACCACACATCAGCACATACATTAACTCGTCAAACGCTCTAGGATGGTCTATATGTAGATAGGAACAGTTGAACCCTGCTACATTGTCTTTATCTAGCGCCTTACCTGCTGTCATTAGGCAACGCATTGATGGCATAACTTCTAAGTTGTGTATAGCGTCATACAGTTCTTTTGCTTGTGCAACTGTTATTTGTTCTCTATCTCTCTCCAAAACTGAACATAACGGTACACTGTTTCTGTCCAAGTTTCTCTACGATTATGCTCTGGAATCCATCGTGCGTAGCGTGACTTGTGTATAAATTGTTGGTACTGATCCATTCCTGTCTCCTAAGTATCACCAGTGTCTTATTATATTAAACATTATAACATAAGCACAGACTAAATTTGAAAGAACAATAAATGTTCTAATGTAAGATATGTAGTTTTCGTTTGCTGTGTCGTAACCGTCTTCTTCATCAAAAGAACCTAAAGCGTGTTTCCATATTTTCCAAAACTTTAGTATCATTTAATTTTAATATTTCCTGTAACGTGTATAAGCCTCTCTAAATACCACTGTGCTTTTCTTAAATCTTCTATTGGCTTGCCTTTGTAGTTATATCGCCAGATATACTTAGAAAGATTTCCTTTAAGGTAACCAACAAACTCCAACCTAGACATAGAAGCCTCTATAGATTCTATACACTCAATGCCGCCAGTGTTGTAATGTTTAGGTGAATTGACTGCATCTCCTGTGCTGTTGTAATACTCACTAGAGTCTGTAGGGTTCTTTTGATAAGAGTCTTGCTTATCGGCTTTGAGTTTCATGTTAAGCATTTTATCCCACTCTTTAGGGCTAACTTCGTTAAGTTTCATGTGTCTCTAAGTCCTCTATAAATTTATCTTGGTAAAGCATTAGCCTGTCCTCAAAAGCAACAAGCAAGTCTTCTACTGTTACATTTAATGCTTCACATACTAATGTGACATCATACTCTTTCTCTATGTCTTCTTTGAGTTCTTCAAATGTGAGTATCATGTTTTCTTTCCTTTTATGTATTTTACCAAGTCCTTTGTTTCATGTGCAGTATAGCATAAAAATCCTTCTTTGTCACACCATTCTTCCATTGTTGTCTTACTATTTTTTCTTACTTTCTTTTTCTTACTGGTCACAATAAAAACTAATTCCCACGTAGGCATAGAATCTCTAATAGCCTTGTACTTTTGTGTGTCTCCGGCTCTAAAGAAACCTTTACACTCTATTAGGACTCTCTTACCCTCATGTACAAAGTCTGGAACATAGTGCCTGTGAGTAACATAAGGCAGTCTGAACGGCTCATACAGGTACTCTGTGCCTTTCTTGTCGATACCTAAGTGGTAACCTACCTGTTCCTCCAAGCCTGATCTAAACTGAGACATTTAAAGTATCCTCTAAGTTTAGCCTATGGAAACTTTTCCAATCCCTACGCATATAAAGTAAGTTCCAACAAGTCTCTAGACGTTCTTTCCAATCGTCAGGGTGAGCTTTTGCCACTCTCCCTGTACCTTAGCGAGCATATCAGGCTTACGGACATCAGCTAGTATCTTCTTCGCGGTTATCTTACCAACGCCCACAAGACCTTGAATGTTGTCAGTAGAGTCTCCTGTAAGCATCTGTATACACATATTATAGTAACCTTGGTCTTTACACACATAATATAAAGTTTCTTTGTTAAAGTTATAGTGCCAACCTTCTATCATATCAATGTCTTTATCTATATGGGCTATAACAAAATGTTCCTTAGCGTCTAAAGCTTCTTGCGCCCATATACTTACTACATCATCTGCTTCACAGTTATCAGACTTAAAGTGTCCTAAACTATAAGCATACTCATTGAGATCTTTTCGTCTTTCTGTTAATTTAGGGTTTGGGTCTTCCTTTTTCTCTTCCTTGAGTTTAAGTTTGCCTTTATAATTTTCTTCTATGTTATAACGGAAGTTGTTTTCCCCTTTTACAGCTACCGCTATATCAGAACTACACGTATCCCAACCAATATTTTCAATTTCTTCATCATAATATTTCTTAGCTAGGTCAAGAGTAATGTCTTTAAGTGCTATCCGGTAGATAATTGAATCAGCATCAATAAAGCATTTGTCAAAGGGTCTTCCTTTTGGTTTAGTGTTCATGTATAACTTCCAATATTAATTCATTAGCTACTACAGGTTTTAACTTAAACCATTCATTAATGTTATCACATTCTTTGGCAAGTCTTTTGTGTGCTGCATCTTCCCCTGCTATCCTATCCTTCACTTCATAAACGTACAATAAAGAGTAATCTCTAAAGGGTGAGAATGTTTGATAACTTTTAATCCTGTCAGATGAATCTACAGCCATCCCTACCTTTACCCACTCAGGCCACGCGGGGTTAGAAATAACGTAAACCTGACCCTCTGGTTTTGTGTTAAAGTTCTCTAAAGAACTAAATGCTGCTTCTTCAAAACTTTTGTAGTTTCCGGCTTTAAATAAAGGATGTAATTTACTGATGTATTTACCATTAACATACATTCTATTATCATTCGATTTTTTTTGATTGCGCGCTCTCCTCCTTTTACCGTCAACATGAATAAACCACCACGAACCGTCTTTAAAAAAGTAATTATTTTTTGTGGGTTTAACAGGGTTAGTGGGTATTTGCCCAGTTATCTCCAACTTTGAATTCTCCGGCAAGGGGACATCTGAGGTTAAAGTGATTTCCTGCTGCTTCCATACAGGCTGTGGAAAGGTGTCCGAACTGTTGTGCCATCTCCTGTCTGACTTCCGATTGGATCTCATCATGAATATTCCCTATAAAGTGATAATCAAGTTTATGTAAAGTTGCATAATGATCTAACAGGCACAACGCTTTCTTCATAACAATGGCACCTGCTGATTGCAACAGGGTATTTAATGCACTGTGTTCTGATCGTACAATGACCCTTCGCCCGTCCAGTCCACGAACATAGCCTCTTGTAGAGCTTCTTCCAACTCGCTCTCGTAGTTCTGCAAGTGCTGGCGTATTTCTGAGGAAATCTTCTTTAAGCTGTCTACCTGTTTCTGCATTTCCTCCGACGATTGAGCCGATCTTAGCATCACCGGCACCGTATAAGAAAGCATATATAAAAGTTTTAGCTTGATCTCTTGTTCCAATTCCTGCATGAATTTGGTTTGTTGTGTGTATATCACCATTGAGTATTTCATTGGTATAATCCTCATCGTTCATATAATGAGCCAACATTCGTAACTCTAAACCACTAGCGTCCATACCTACTAACGAATAGCCTTTGGGTACTGTCCAACACTCTCTACACTCTTTGCCATAAGGGGAAGAGGACGCAGGTACTTGACCCATGTTTGGACTAGAGTGAGTCATCCTAGACGTTACAGCGCCTATAGAATTAACATAACCATGAACCCTACCGTCGTCTTTAACAGCCTCTAACCAACTTTGTACCTGTGCTATACGCTTCTGTATCATAAGGTACTTAGAAATTAAGACAGCCTCTGGTATGTCAGTCACTTCAGCTAAAGTTTTCTCGTCTACAATGGGTTTACCTGTCTCTGTGTACTTGTCCTTCTCAGGCACCCAACCAAAGTACTGTAGATAGCGTCCAATCTGCTGCCTAGATCCTAAATTAAACTGTTCCCAGTCTATTCTACTAAAGTCACCGCATACGTCAGTCCATTGGTCGCCTAAGAACTTTAACCCTACAACAGATAGCGTGTTGTCTTTTTTAACTTTTGGTTGAATCTCCTTAACGAATGTAGGCAACGGTTTGAAAGTTTTATGTACTTCGTCTTCATACTCATTCTTCTGCTCCTTCAACTGTGCTAGTAATACAAATGCTTTCTCTTGGTCTAACAGCCAACCCTTATCTATTTGCTTTGCAATTATACGTTGTACGTCATGCTCTAAATCTATTGATTCCTGAGAGAACCCTTTTAACTTTAACGATGGGTTAGAACTAAGTTCGTAACGTACTTCCTGTAGCAATCTCTTGTTTACTGCAACGTCCTGCTGACAGTACAACAACATCTCAGGCGTAAACGTATCCCAATCGCTGTAATCGCCTTTAGGGAACCTTAGACGTTCTCCCCATGCCTTTAAAGAATGACCGCCCTCTCTAGATGGATTAGCTAGCCTAGACAGCACTAAAGTGTCTACTATCTCACAACCACTAAAGTCTATGTTCCATAGCTTCTCAAGTACTGGTATGTCATAGCCTATAATGTTGTGTCCTACTAACCGGCAGTGTCCCTCAGTAATGTACGCTTGAAACTCAATAGGGTCTTTAGTCCAAAAGGAAACCTCGCCCTCTAAAGCACAAACACAATGCACTACGTCTGGGTCAAGGCCATTAGCTTCTATGTCAAATATTATCTCTCTGACCTGTGCGTCTGAAGAAACCATTAGAAATCACCTTCATCTTCAAAAGGACAAGCCGTCTCCTCCATACGACCAGTATCTTTATTGTAATGTAAGTAGCAAGCGGGGCCAGTAAGTCCAGAAAAACGATTCTTCAGCACTCTAACTGTCGTCGTGTTGCGTATCCTTGGATCTCCATTCTGTTGGTCACGTTCTAAACCAATAACCATGTCGGACAACTGAGCGATAGCCGCAGATCCCCTCAGTTCAGCAAGAGATATTTGTCCACCATCTTCATGGGCTTTACCTTGCGGTCTACGTAAGTGTGACACAAGGAATAAACCTACGCCTGTCTCTTGCACCAATTTGCGTAAGTTAGTCATTATGCTGTCAATGGCTTTACGTTCGTCTGCTATTTCTTGATCGCTAACTACGATACTCAAATGGTCTAAGATTATCCACTTACAATCAAGACCTTTAGCCATATAATGTATTCTGGATAACAGTTTATCTTCTGACGTAGAACCCCAGTGATCCAACAAAAACACACGGCCAGTACCTAGCGTTTTCGACCAGTAACCCCGTTTAGTTTCAGTATCAAAATCATCTCTCAAGTGCAAGGGCGCGTTAGCTTCAATGGACATAAGACCCAAAGCAGTCCGTGGAATATCCTCTTCCAATGCTAAGATACCAATGTTGTCCTCTGTCGCGTCCAAAATATAATGCTCTAGCTCTCGCACTAATTGACTCTTACCCATGCCAGCGCCACTAGTTATCGTCACTAACTCACGCTCCCGAAAGCCAAAAGTAAGCTCATTAAGACAAGTCCAAGGGTAAGGGTAGACCAATACGTCCTCTCTAGCAGTAATCATGTCCCAAGTGTCTACCCCTGAGATAATACCGTCAGGCTGATAAGTTTTAGCGTTCCACCACTCTTTAACAAACTGTTTGACCTTGTTAGCCTCTAACATATCTGCTGCATCCTTCATTGACAGCACAACATTTTTAGCTTTGTTAGGTGTAAACAGATCTAACACGGACTTAGCAGCATCCTGTCCCGCCTTGTCATTATCAAAGCAGACGACCACATTCTCAAAAGACTGGAGCCACTCTAAATTTTCTTTAATATCTTTGACCGCACCCGCAGCGCCAGACCTTAAAGACACCACGGGCCATTTATTGTCAAACATCTCTGATACTGCAAGACAGTCCTTCTCACCCTCCGTTATCGTTATAAACCGCTGTTCGCCTTTAAACTTCTGTTGACCAAAAAGACCGACATTCTGGAAATCACCTGTAGCAAAGAATTGCTTTGAGTCACATACTCGCACCTTGGTGCCTGTGGTTTCATTCGTGCCTTTATCAACGTAAGGGTAATGATGTTTAGTTATTTTACCAACTGAATCGTATTCGACAGTCACACCATACAACTGCATGGTTTCTTTAGAAATACGAAGTTCAGGTATTGCAGCTATAATACCTGTCATTTCTAATCCTCTTTCTCTTTGTTGTTTGACCCCAACGGACGACATTGTATCTTTTTTATCGTCATCAGCAAACTCATAATAACGACAGCCATAGCAAAAGCCATGACCATCGCTGTATCTTCCTAAGTTGTTCTTAGAACCACACTTAGGGCATGGCTCATGTCGAACAAATGTAGACTTGGTGACCTCATCTTCCATTTTAGAAGTCACCATCGTCTTCTGATAACTCAGCTTCCTTCAATACCTTGATTTTGCTCATATACGGAACTACACTGTTATCATCCAGTTTATCACTCAATTTATAAAGTATTTTCACTGTGGCCCCGCGACCAATACTTCCTGAGAAATGATATGGGTGACCGTCAGAATCATAGACAGGCACATTAAACTTTGAAGTAAATTTACGTTGCGGTGTGCCTTTATATTCTCTAATCTTTACACCCTTAGACTTTAAATGTTCGGCTGTAATAGGGTCGAGTGCTAAGGTAATTGAATATTTCTCTGTACATTTTCCTTTGTAAACTTCAAATTCCTTTAGATGTTCAAATGCTAATGTACCTTCTAATGTTGGCATAAGTAATCCTCTTGTTGATTTTGTTAAATAATTAAAAAAATATAACTAAAAATACCAAAATATTATATCATATAAAACTACTTGTTGCAAGTTCATCCATCCTCATAACCATCTCCATATCCATATTCATCAGCTATAAGCTCCTCTAAAGACTCTGTAGCATACCCCGACGCTATGTAACAAGGCGTACAAAGCTCGATAAACATACCTGTCAATTTATCAGACCTTCTCGACTCTACAGCGTCTAAAAGCACATTACAAGCCTTACAGCGGCTAGTCATCTCTATCACCCATACCTAGCGTGGCGACACACCAGTCATCCCAAAGCTCTAAAAGCTCTCGTTTGTCCATGGCGACGTAATGGTCACGTTTAGCGTTAGTAACGATATGATACATTTCAGTTAGCGACATATAATGTACGTCATACTCGACTAGCTCATTAATAGCTCTAGCGTACAGGGGGTCGTCGTTATCTTTGAATGATTGCCAATCATAGCCCATTAAGTTCTCCTTTATGCGGCTCATTTTAACACCTCATAGTCATCGTACACTGAACCCAGTGTAATTATAATAAAAGGCAGCAACAGTATTAGACCGTTAAATAACATTGTTTTTAAGTCGCCCGTGTTATTATTCATCACCCACACTAATCTACTGTCTGTAGCCTCAATGTCTAACCCTATGCCATTGCGTAATTCTATCGTTAACAATAGCTCTCCAAACCAAAAATTCATTTGATATCTCCCAGAGTGACAATACCATGCTGACGGTGCAAAACGTCTTTAAATAGATGCGTTAGACTATCAAAAGCCTCCTCCCATGTTTCATATCTAATGTCCTCTAAATAGGGGTCAATACCACCCTGTATAATTTTATGTCGATAACCAATAGGGCTATCTTCAATCTCAATAATCGTCATAAATTCACCTCTTTTTATAAACTCAAAAGTAAGACTGCTAATATATAGAATAGCATAGCGGCACACAAGCCCAGCATAACGACGCTAAACCAGCCTATCGTCGATACTAAAAAACTCATATACCGATGTCGTCGGCTTTTATACCATAACTGTGCATAAGTATGGCGTATTGCGCCTTTATGTCTTACTTGTTGTTTCTTTTTTATCAACATAAAAATGTCCTTTTATTCTCTATAACGGGAAACAGGTTCACAATCTATCGACTCCTATGTTCGACCACGGTTTGCTCAAGTACCACGACGAGAGCTTATGATCTGGCCTTTCAAACTGGGGCCAGACAGCGCCATAGCGAGCTAATGTTATCTTTTTAATGTGCCTTTGTAAAATGCAATCAGTTTTTGACAAGCGACTATATAAAGTCTTACGCGGGATATCTTCAAAAGACTCCAACGACAATAGTTCGGTTATCGTGTACTCTCGACCTTTTTTCAAATCCATATGATTAACCATCGATAACCATCGTCGCTCAATCATGGTCGTCGACCTCTAGGCTACCATTGATAAACCTATGCGCGTCAGATAGTTTTGTGAAGTAATGCTCTAGTACGTCGCTATTTAAATCGTGGCTATGCCGTAATACTAAATAGCCCCGCATTGTTCGGATAATCTCATAGACAAACCCATCATGGTCGTAATCCATAGGGTGATAGGGTAACCCCACGCCGTGGTTGTCGTCGTATTGTGCGCCGTCTGTAACGGCACAAGGCATTGTTGCTATATTCATATTAAATCTCCCAATGATCCTAGTTTGTGGTTTTTCCGTGATATTGTATCACGTATAGCCGCCTCACGCCAGACATTTAATGCTGTACGCTGTTGTTGTTGTTGTTTTTGCTGTTCATTGGCGCGATTCGACGCCGCTGTTGGGTTTAAGTTATTTACTTTTGACATAGTCACGCCTCCGCATTGCGATAACCCCTGAATCTATACCTACCTGCGCGGCCATATCTTTAATATCAATTAATCGTACTTTTCTTTCGTCCATCAATTTAAAGGCTATGCTGTAGGTCTTCCATTTGTCAAAATCTTGGAATGCAAAAAATAAATCATTCAATGCTTTTTGTCTGCTAGTCATCATGCTGACACCTCTCTATTCATCGTTTCAACGTGTCTATTCGTAAGATGATGGATATTCATCGCCGCGATGCATGTACCGCCCCATGCTAATTAACGCTTTAGCATCATCTACATCAAGCCCGTGATGTTCTGCTAGTTTTTCCACTGTCAGATAATTATTAAACCAATCAAGATAAAAATCTATTACCTGTGCGCTCATTAATGCTCGCTTATTCATCATGCCACCTCTTCATCAATGGTAAATGTAATTGTGACCCTAGTGCCACCCATGTCAACATAATGCGCATTATAGTCAACGTCAACATTAGACGGACGCATTTGTAACCAACGATAAAACTCGCTGTCCTCGTATAAGTCTTCGGTTATTTTAATACTCATCACGCCACCTCGTTATAGTCTGGATCGCACTCGCTGGTAGATGTCAGCAGGCAATCAATGCGGTACTGCGACACTGTAAGCGCCTCGCAGCCATTTAGCCACTTGTTGATATGCTTTGTCGTGGTGACGCTGTAACGCTCTGCTGTACGCACTAAACTACCATCAGTCAAACGTGCGGCTACTGGTGTCTCGTAGCTGAAAAATACCTGTGCGAATCCTAGATCTAGCTCTGTCATGTTACTACCTTTTTGATAAAGTTTCATCCTGTGTTACTCCTATTGGTTTATAGTTGATTTACTAATGCCGACCCAGTGTATCAGGTAGGCATAGGCAAAGCTACTACTCAAGCTCTTTAATACCGTTAATTGCTGTAAATGGCACGCTGCTCGCTAATCCATAAACATTTATACACGTTATTAGCGCACTATTGGTAAAAGCTATATTGCGGGTATGCGTTAAATACCTATCGCCTTTTTTTGGAAAGTCGATTATTTCGACGGGTACGCTTTTTTTGTTATGGCTGTTATATTCAGCAGCCGTTTTATATCTATCAGTAAAAGCGTATATAACTGTTTTTGATAATTTCATATGTATTTCCTCTGTGTTGTTTGTGGCCGTCCGTGGCCGTTGTTTGATTTATTAAACTTTTTGTACTTTGTGGATTGCAATTACTCTACCGCGATACTTGCGGGTCGCTGACCAATCTTCAAGAACCCCATCACGAACCGATGCAACATGGCCTCTAACATAGACCCAATAGACACCCTTTCCCCACGTATGGCAGTCATTAGCCACGCCTGTAAGCGTTGAATAGGCCCTTGTTTTACCGTCATCGTTCGTCAGTTTTTTGCCAAACTGTCGCAATATTTTAGCCTGTATCATTTTGTGAGTGCCGCACCTGACCCTACGCCCTTCAGCTTTGTATGCCCTAAATACTTTACTGAATGGTGCACCTGTGGCGACACAGGTAGCCACTAAGCTACAGAAATTACTATCCTTATGATATGTCTGACCAATTCTAGCCAATTCCGCATAAGTATGTTGATGTACTTTCATAATTTTAACCCCTTAAATTATTCACTAGTAACCACGGTTACTCCATGGTTACTAGTGAATAACCTACGTTTATCACTGTAGCTGGCAAACCCCTCTAGGCTACGGTATAACCCGATAAACTTGGTTACTCGTTCTCGCTTAGTATGGGGTTACGCTCTGCTATTGCCACGGCTTGTAAGCCAGAGTGATTGCCCCGCTATTGCGAGAGAGCTACGGGGACTGTCTCCTTCGTGCTTGCCCTATAAGTAACCGTGGTCACTGGCAAGCCTAGGTATCAATCTGGGGAGCCGTTCCCCCGTTGCTATCTATACATATGCAATGCTTGTGCCAACTTTATAACCTAATAGAATCAATGGCTTAGCTAATACCTAGAAAACGCCTACGCACTACAATGGTGCAGTGTTTTGCTTATTATTTAATCAATGATATTCTAATGTGTTGTTTTATATAATGTTTTTACCTATGCACTACAATGGTGCGTTACGCACTACAATGGTGCAAGCTTATAACATTAAGACATAAACCATAAGTTAAACATAACTAAGCAATCTAATCGTATTGGCTAATGTTGGCATGAATATTGCATATGGTATACTTGGTGTCTGGCTTGGGGATACTTTAGTATGGCTAAAGAGGGTACCGTATAGACACACACACTTGCCTCTGGATAACTCAGGTTGCCTGTGGATAACTTTGGGGATAACTTATGTTCCACGTGGAACCTTGGGCTATCTTATGTATGACTTTGGGGGTATCCTGTGGATAACCTGTGGATAACTTGTGTATATGTATAACTCTGTGGATAACCTGTGTATAGCCTGTGGATAAAAGACACCGGAGGGGGACAGACGCTACAGTATTCTTATGGGTACCCACCCGTATACAAAAGAAGCCAAAAGTGAACATTTAATGACAATAAAGCTAACATAAGTAAAAGCTATAAGTGTATGACACCATTATACCTTTTGGTTATATTGCTCTTTTAATAATATAGAAACATAAGTATTAGTAATACTTTTCAGTAAAATTACAAATAAAACAAAAAAGACTTGACTTTTGCTTAAAAATATGTTAGAATAAATAAGTAATCTTAGATAGTTTAGTATTCTTAAATAACATGTTGTTGATTTGTTAGTTGTTCTCTTATAGAAGAAACTAAATAATCAACAAAAAGACTTTCTAAGGCAACTTACTAGTAACTACATAAGTATACATATGATAACAGAAGAAAAACCTAAGAGGAAGCGTGGGCGACCTAAAAAGACAGAGATGGTGTCTAGAAAGAGGGGAGCTACAGGTCTACCTAGAGGCCGTCCTAAAGGTGACGCTGCTATTATCAATGAGTATAAGGGTCGTATGCTTACGTCCCCTAAATCTAAGTTAGTCTTAGAGTCTATATTTGATGCTGCTTTAGATAATGAACACAAACATCAAGCTGCTGCTTGGAAGCTTTTAGCTGATCGTATAGTCCCTTTAAGTTACTTTGAGAAAGATAAGGTAGCTGGTGGCAAGAGTGCTATTAACATTTCTATTACTGGTGTCGGTGGAGAGCAGACAATAATCTCTTCTGGTTCTAATGACACTCAAGATGATGCTTTAGACGCAGAATACACAGAGGACTATCCAAATTTCTAACTATAAGTATTTTAAAATAGAAGACTTTGATTGTTCTCATACAGGTCAAAACAAAATCCAACCAACTCTAGTTGAGAAACTAGACGAACTAAGGGAGAGATGTGGTTTTCCATTCATTATCACTAGCGGCTACAGAGATCCTAGCCATCCAGAAGAAATTAAAAAGAAAAAAGCAGGTACTCATTCTCAAGGCATTGCGGCTGACATCAAAGTTTCAAACGGCGCACAAAGGTATGCTATTGTTAAACACGCCATCGCCTTGGGGTTCAACGGCATTGGAGTGGCTAATAGTTTTATCCATGTTGATCTCCGTGAGTGTGACGATAACACCCCTAGTGTAATGTGGAAGTACTAGAGTGTACTTAGGTATACCTGAGTATTCTTTAGTAAGCCATGACTGACTTAAACGTACAGTTGCTTCCTTGGCAGCAAGAGGTGTTTAGCGACCCTACACGCTTCAAAGTAATAGCTGCTGGTCGTCGTACAGGTAAATCAAGACTAGCTGCTTGGTTATTGATAATCAATGGTCTTAGCGAAAAAGCAGGTCAAGTGTTTTATGTTGCTCCAACTCAAGGACAAGCTAGAGATATTATGTGGACGCTTCTATTGGAGCTTGGACACGGTGTTATTGCTTCTAGTCATGTTAATAATCTTCAGATTAAGTTGGTCAACGGTTGCACAATAGCCCTAAAGGGTGCTGATAGACCAGAGACTATGCGTGGTGTCTCTTTAAAGTTTCTGTGTATGGATGAATATGCAGACATGAAACCTGCTGTATGGGAGCAGATTCTAAGACCTGCCCTAGCTGACCAAAAGGGTCATGCGTTGTTTATTGGCACACCTATGGGTCGTAATCATTTCTATGAGCTATACAACTATTCTAAGTTAGCAGAGGATGAAGATTTTAACGGTTGGCACTTTACAAGCTATGACAACCCGTTATTAGACCCTAAAGAAATAGAGTCAGCAGAAAAGTCAATGTCTCGGTACTCCTTTAGACAAGAGTTCCTAGCCTCTTTTGAAGCCCAAGGTAGCGAGTTATTCAAAGAAGAAGACATAGTGTTTCTAGAGGAAGAACCAGAGGAAGGGGAATACTACATAGCTGTTGACCTTGCTGGCTTTACCGATGTAAACAAAGTTAAAACAAAAACAAATCATTTAGATGAGTCAGCCATAGCTATAGCAAAAGTTAGCACATCAGGTTGGTGGGTCGCAGACATAAAGCATGGTCGTTGGGGCGTAGAAGAATCTGCTAGACGCATTTTTGAAGCTGTTAGAGATTACAAACCTATTTCAGTAGGTATAGAAAAAGGAATAGCTAAAAACGCAGTCTTGCCTTACATAACAACCTTAATGAAACAAAAAAATGTCTTCTTTAGAATAGAAGAGTTAACCCACGGAAATAAAAAGAAAGTTGATAGAGTTGTTTGGGCATTACAGGGTCGATTTGAACACGGAGCCATTCGCTTGGCTAAAGGATCTTGGAACACACAGTTCTTAGATCAGTTATTTCAATTTCCTAACCCCTTAGTCCATGACGATCTTATAGATTCTTTAGCGTATATAGATCAATTAGCTAAAGTAGCCTACAATATGGACATGGATATTGACGAATATGAACCAATGGACGCTTACGCGGGATACTAAAACATGGAAAACCTAGATAAAGACGAATTTAAAGAAGAAACCCTAGAAGGTTGGGTCATTGAGAAGTGTGCAGAGTGGCGAGAAGACTTTGAAACTAACTATCAACAGATGTTTGACGAGTATTATCGTATATTTAGAGGAACATGGTCAGCAGAAGACAAAACAAGAGAATCAGAACGATCCCGCATTGTCTCTCCTGCTTCACAACAGGCCGTAGAGTCTACAGTAGCAGAGATAGAAGAAGCCACGTTTGGCAGAGGGCGTTGGTTTGACATAAAAGATGATATTGGTGATCAAAACCCCGCCGATATTGCTTTACTAAGAGAAAAACTTTACGAAGATTTTACTAAAAACAAAGCTAGGAAAGCCATTGCAGAGTGTGTCTTAAACTCAGCTATCTTTGGTACGGGCATAGCAGAGATAACGTTGTCTAACGAAAAAGAGATGGCACCGGCAACAGAACCAGTCATGGGTGGTGATTTAACGGCTGTAGGTGTAAACATTATAGACCGTACAGTNTGNAAACTTAGGCCCATCTTGCCACAAAACTTTTTGATTGATCCTGTAGCTACTTCTATTGAAGAAGCATTAGGTGTAGCTATTGATGAGTTTGTCCCTTTGCACTCCATAGAGATGNTGCAAGAAGAAGGTGTCTATCGCAATATTCCTTTAGAAACNACTTATTATGATAATGATCTAGAAGCCGATAGAAATCTAACAAACATCTACAATGAAAANAAAACTAGAAAAACAACNTACTACGGTCTAGTCCCTAGATATCTTTTGAACAAAGCTCAAGAAGAAGGTTTACTAGACGATGAAATAGAGATAGTAGAGCCTCTAGCGTCTTCTGATGGCTCTTTTGATTCCGACGAAAGCTACTATGTGGAAGCTATTGTTGTTATAGCAAACGAAGGTGTCCTTTTAAAAGCAGAAGAAAACCCCTACATGATGCAGGATCGTCCTGTAGTTGCTTTTCCTTTTGATGTTGTTCCTAGCCGTTTCTGGGGACGAGGTATAGTAGAAAAAGGCTACAACTCACAAAAGGCGTTAGACGCAGAACTACGAGCCAGAATAGACGCTCTTGCTCTTACAGTCCACCCTATGTTAGCTATGGATGCCTCTAGAATGCCAAGAGGGTCAAGACCAGAAGTTAGGTCAGGCAAAGTAATACTTACTAACGGTAACCCTTCTGAAATTCTACAGCCTTTTAACTTTGGGCAAGTATCACAGATAACATTCTCACAAGCAGACGCTTTGCAGAAAATGGTACAGACAGCCACAGGAGCCGTAGACCCTAATGGCACCACCGCTGGCTCTGATACTAGGTCTGCTGCTGGTTTCTCTATGGGTCTAGGTACAATAATAAAAAGACACAAGAGAACTCTTATAAACTTCCAAGAGTCTTTCTTAATTCCTTTTATTACTAAGGTTGCACACAGGTACATGCAGTTTGAGCCAGAAATGTATCCTGTTTCAGATTACAAGTTTATAGCCTCTAGCTCTCTAGGTATTGTTGCTAGGGAATATGAAATAGCACAGCTTACTCAGTTGCTTCAGACAATGGGCGATTCTCCAGTTAAGAATCAGCTTATTGAGGCAGTCATTGACAACATGAGCATAAGCAACAGAGAAGAACTGTTAGCCAGTATTAGACAAGCTAATCAGCCTGACCCACAAGCTCAACAGGCTCAACAAGAAGCACAACAGACTCAGCTTGCGTTTCAACAGTCACAGTCTGCTGCCCTTAATGGTCAGGCACAAGAGTCACAAGCTAGAGCCGCTAAGTTGTCTATGGAAACTCAAGTTATACCTCAAGAGGTGGAGATTGATAGGATTAAAGCTATCACTACTAACCTTAAAGCAGGAACAGAGGACGACAAAGAGTTTGAGCGTCGAATTAAGATGTCCGAACAGTTACTCAAGGAAAGAGCTATTGCGGTACAAGAAAAGGCTTCTAATGCTCCTGTAAGGCCTCCTGCTGCTCCACAAGTACCTACTCCTCAGCCACAAGCTCAAAGGCCGTTACAAGCAATTACACGCTCTCCTATGGCTCCTACGAGAACAGGTACGCCATAATGTCAGCTAAGAAACCAGACCCTAGATTAGCCAGAGCAGGAGTAAGTCGTTATAATCAATGTAAACGGACACCAAATCACCCGAAGAAAAGCCATGTGGTTGTGGCAAAAGAAGGAGACAAGATTAAAACTATTAGATTTGGCGAACAAGGAGCGAAGACTGCTGGCAAACCAAAAGCCGGAGAGTCAGAAAAAATGAAAGCTAAACGTAAAAGTTTTAAATCTCGACACGGTAAAAACATAGCTAAAGGTAAAATGTCAGCGGCATATTGGGCTGATAAATGCAAATGGTGATTTTATGATTTTACAATTTCCTGAAAAAAAAGAACCTGACGCTATTGTTGAGGGTTTAGTTCTTCGTGCTACTACTCAAAAGAAAGAAATAAAAACGCAAGCAAAACAAATAGATGCTCTTGTAAAAAGACTAGAGCTTAAACTAAAAAACCAAAATTACTAGGGTGTTTTTAAAATGAAAGGCGTAAAACATTATAAAAAAGATGGGACGTTGTTTACAGGTAATACACACAAAATGCCTAACGGAAGTTTACATTCCGGTAAAACACACGGAAAAACCAGTGTAAAGTTGTTTCATTTTAACGAGCTTTCAAAGAAATCACAAAGAAACGCTAAATAAGGAGACACTATATGGCAGGACTTTACGATAACATACATGCTAAACGAAAACGAATAGCAGCAGGATCTAAAGAAAAAATGAGAAAAGTAGGGTCTAAAGGCGCACCTACTGCCAAGCAGTTTAAAAAAGCCGCTAAAACAGCTAAAAAGAGGAAGTAATCATGCCAATGGGAAAAGGAACATACGGAAGTAAAGCTGGTCGACCNGCTAAGAAAAAGCCAGCTAATAAAAACAAAATTAAAAAAGTTAAAACTTCTTACAAATAAAAGTAAAAAAGACTTGACTTTTGTTGCAAAATATGCTAGTATGNGATATGCTTTACATCCTGTCCTAAATTTAGGAGAAACAGAAACAGTGAGAGATAACTTTAATGATACTCCAGAAGCTTTGGAAAAGTATTATGATTCGTTTAGAGAAATGTTTAACACAGACGGTTGGCAAAATCTCTGCAACGACTTTAAAGATAACGCAGANTGTATNAATTCTGTNGAATCAACNAAAGGAATTGATGATCTTAATTTTAGAAAAGGTCAGCTTGCAGTTATCTCTACGCTACTTAACCTTGAAAATTATATTAAAAGTATGGAAGAAGAACATTACAAGTCTTATCTCCAAGAAGCAGGAGTAGTTTAGTGGCTGTATTGTTTGACTTTAAATGCTCAAAAGGACATATACATGAAAGAATAACAGACTCTTCCGTTATTTCTGTTCAGTGTCCTGTGTGTGGAGAACAAGCATTTAAAATAATTAGTGCTGTAAATTTTTCTCTTGATCCCATATCTGGTCATTTTCCTAGCGCAACTGACAAGTGGGCCAAACATAGAGAAATTAAAATTAAAGAAGAAAGAAAACAGGCAAACTCTTAGAGTCCTGATAACATAACACCCTTTTCCATAATCATATGACGGAGTTAATAATGGGTCAATTAGTAGATGAGCGTCCACCCGAAGAAACATCAAGTATTACTGAGGAATCTTTCACAGAACAAGAACAGGCACCTGTAGAGTCTCCAGAAAATAGCATCCCAGAAAAGTATCAGGGAAAAAGCAATTCTGAGATTATTCAAATGCACCAAGAAGCCGAAAAACTTTTAGGTCGTCAAAGTTCTGAAGTTGGTGAGTTACGAAAGGTAGTAGATACTTACATACAAGGGCAGACACAACTCGACCAAGGGAGTACGCAAGAAGTAGCTGAAGAAATAGATTTCTTTTCAGAACCAGAGAAAGCTATCCAGCAACAGATTGACAATCACCCTAAAATATTAGAAGCAGAAAAAGTAAGCCGTGAGTACAAACAAGCGACTGCTAAAGCTCAACTTCAAAAACTACATCCTGATATGGGAAATATTGTACAGGACGCTAAGTTTCAACAGTGGGTATCGGCTTCTAAAATACGACAACAGCTTTTTAATCAAGCAGACAAGTTATACGATTATGAAACTGCTGATGAACTTTTGAACCTGTGGAAAGATCGACAGACGGCTGTGCAACAAACAGCTACTAACGAAAAGCAAGACCGAAAGCAGACTGTTCAAAACGCATCAGTAGGGACTAACAAAGGATCGTCGGCTCCTGTTTCTAAAAAAGTTTATCGTCGTGCAGACATTATTAAACTTATGAAGGAAGACCCTCAACGCTATTTAGCTCTTTCTGACGAAATTACAAGAGCTTACGCTGAGAGGAGAGTCCGTTAATGATTATACAAGAGGAAACCCTCTTAAACTAAAGGAAAGTTATCATGGCTACACAACCCGCATATGTAACATCAAGTTCCGGCGCATACGGAACAGCCGCTAAAGCAATTAGCGCAACAGAAGCAGCAACTTTTATCCCCGAAATTTGGTCGGATGAAATTGTTGCATCTTATGAGAAAAGCCTAGTTCTTGCTAATCTCGTTAAGAAAATGTCCATGCAAGGTAAGAAAGGTGACACTATTCACATTCCTTCTCCTGATCGTGGCGCTGCTTCTGCTAAAACTGAAGGTACGTTAGTTAACATTCTACACGGAACTTCAACCGAAGTAGTAGTATCTATTAATCAGCATTTTGAATATTCTCGTTTGATTGACGATATTGCTGAAACTCAAGCCCTTGCTTCTTTGCGACAGTTTTACACTGCTGACGCTGGTTATGCTTTGGCTACTCAGGTAGATAATGCTCTCCATGCTCTTGGTAAGAACTTTGGTGACCAAGGTAACGCAAGTGCTACTGATTATATCCACAGTAATTCTTACTTTATTGACGCTTCTAATGGTTTGACTCTTAACGCAGCTAACACAGTAGTTGGTGGTACTGATGTATTTACCGATGCTGGTTTCCGCGCTTTGATTCAGAAGCAAGACGAAGAAGACACCCCAATGGATAATCGGTTCCTTGTTGTCCCTCCTTCAGTCCGTAACACTATCATGGGTATTGATCGTTATACCTCTGCTGATTTTGTATCAAGCCAGACTGTTCAGAATGGGCTTATTGGTAACTTGTATGGTATTGATATTTTTGTATCAAACAACTGCCCTGTCCACACTGCCGCCGGTGACAACTCAGCTAGTTCTGTAGACCTTAAAGCCGCTATGCTTGCCCACAGCGACACTATGGTTCTTGTTGAGCAACAAGGTGTGCGAACTCAAACTAGCTACAAGCAAGAGTATCTTGCCACTCTGATGACTGCTGATCGCCTTTACGGTGTTGAGCCTCTTCGTTCAGAGACTGGTTTTATTCTCGCTGTATAAGCTAGTAACAACCGAGGGTTTCCAAGGATGGTTACCCTCGTCTTTTAAAAGTATATAATAGCTAAAGAGGTTTAAAGTGAACTTTTTATCTTTAATTATATCACCTCTTGCCAATGTAGTAACTACCCACCTAAAAAACAAAGCCGAAGAAAAACAGGCTGTACATAAAAGAAAACTTACTCAAATAGAAAATGAGGCATCTTGGGACGAAACACAAGCCAAGAATGCTAATACTTCACTCAAGGACGAGTGGTTTGTTTTTTTATTAAGCATCCCTATGATTGGTGCTTTTGTTCCCGACATGGTTCCCTATGTTAAAGAAGGTTTTGTTGTGTTAAATGAAATGCCAGAGTTTTACAAAGCATTTCTAGGGGCTGCTATAGCTGCTAGTTTTGGCATTAAAAGCCTTGCTAATTGGAAGAAGTAGATGTCATTATTTAATCCCGAAGACATTATGAAAATGGCTGTAGGTTTAATACCTTCGGACTTGCAGTATGATATGAATAATGACGGTAAGATTACTTCTGCTGATGCACTGGCTTATGTCAAACAAAATCCAAAACAAGCTGTATCTGAGACTCAAGAATTTTTAGATTGGCAGTCTACAGCTTCTCGCGACCGTTTTTCTGACGAGTATTCACTACAGCGTTTTCCAGACCAAGGGTTGTTTGGGTTAGGTGCTTTATCTTTACCTGAGTGGTTTCCTCCTGAGTATGCTGATTACGCTAATTCTTTACCTACTAATAGTTATACAATACAACAGATAAACCGAGCTTCTACTACACCAACGGAGATGGTTTATGAAACATCTGAAGGAAAAAATCTTTTAGCTCAAGCGTTAGAAGCTATAGGGGGAAATCCTACAGATTTTGTTCAAGATACTTCTACTTCATCAAGTAAATATAACCAAGTAGTTAATGACACAACTTTTCTTTATGACCCTAGCAAAGTAAGAACTTTGTCGGGAGAAAATATTAAAGATCAAGAATGGTTTACTGCTGAAAAAGAAGAAGTGTTACGTAAGTATTTTTCTAATGTAAAGTCTATTTCTTCTGATCCAACAGGTTATTTTCAAGATCAAGGATCTATAGCTAAATCGCTTGTATGGGACGAAGCAAAAAAAGCTTTAGCTGCTGGAGTAGACCCAGATTTGGTATGGGCTAAACTAAAGCCAATGTCAGAAAGGTCACACGATAGTTGGGCAAAAGGAGGAGAAACTTTAGAATTTCAAACTATGACCGCTAAACACTCGCTGGCTAAGTTTGATGAGTTTACTGATAAACTTGGAAAGTTACGAGATACTGATCCTGCCGCATACCAAGAAACTTATGCTTATTTGCCTCTTCAAGATAAACTACGCTATTTAAACGGTTTACAAAGCGACGGGGAACTGACAAAAAAAGAATACGAAAGTCTTTACATAGAAGAAGTTAACGCCCTGTATGACCCAGAAAAAGCTCCTGACAATTTTAGATTTGTAGAAATAAATGGAAAAACATATTTAGATACATCTGGGTCACGGGATTTAGATATAAAAGACGATTTGTATGAGCATAATTTTTACCCTGACACATCTGACCCAGTTGATAGTTATAACAGTTTTACATCTATGGCTGGAACTAATAAAGGAAAACAAACAGAAGATTTTGATGGTGACGCTTTTGATTTTTTTGATCCAATTATTAACGCAATATCTCTTGTTGCTCCCCAAGTAGGTGCTGCATATGCAGCAATTAAAGCAGTATCTGGAGAAACTTTACATTTTGGAGACTATGTAGATTTAATTAGGGGAGTTAATGAAGCAGGGTTATTTGGTGGAGGCACTGATTCGGTAGATGCAGCCGGTAACGCTGCTGGAGAAGCTGCGGTGGCAAGAGGTGATGTTTTTGGTGCCCAAGCAGCCGCAGATGCCGCTAGAGCAGCAGCAACAGGTATATTGCCTCCTGATATTGTAGATATAATAAGCTCCGCAAGCGGAACAACAGGCGTTGGAGAATTTGATTTTACAGACGTTATTAACGCCGGACTAGACGTTAACAATGCTCTTAAAGAATTTGAAGATGGGATTATTTACTACACTGGAGAAGAAGATACAGGTGTTCCTGACAGTGGAGAAAATGAAGATGACAATGAAGAAGCTGTTAATACAACTATAGATATTTTAACTTCTACTTTAGATAATGGCACTGAACAAGTGTTTTCTACTGGTTTTGAAACAGGCTTTGAACCTGAACCAGAGCCAGAACCTGAGCCAGAAGTTACTATTACTGATGGTGACGGTAAAGTAGTATATCCTACTGGTTTTGAACCAGATATGCCCCCTTCGGATAAAGAAGTATTTTCTGTTCCAAATGAGTATCCTCCTTTTACAGCTCCTCCTATTACAGTTGATTCTCCAGAGCCAACGTCAACGTCAACGTCAGAGTCAGCGTCAACGTCAGAGTCAGGAGCTTCTTCAGCATCAGCATCTGCCCCAGAGCCTCAACCAGAACCAGCCCCAGAGCCTCAACCAGCGACTGTTTCTGAAGGAGGCTCTGTTGATGATATATTACTTAGACAAATATATGAAGGTGTGTTAGCCGGTGAACTTCCTATTGACGAATACATACGAATAGGAGGGATTTTTGTTGATGAGCTTAGACAGGGAATTCCTGCTTCTGAAGTATACCCGCAGGTCGTAGAACCAGAGCTACCTCCTGCTGTTGAACTAGACGAAACAGGAGAGCCTGTTGACAAAGAAGAAGAAGAAAATCCTTTTATTTTTGAACCTGTTCTTGACGAAAATCCTGATACAATAGACATTGACCGTGGCGATCCCACAGGAACTACAGTTAATCCTGTAGAAACTACTGATACTTCTACAGGTCTTCTTACAGGAACTACAGTTAATCCTGTAGAAACTACTGATACTTCTACAGGTCTTCTTACAGGAACTACAGTTAATCCTGTAGAAACTACACAAACAGTTTTAACAGATGGTACTGATGGTATAGACGGTACTGATGGTATAGACGGTACTGATGGAGAACAAGGTATTCAAGGTGTCCAAGGTACTGCGGGCATAGATGGTATAGACGGTATAGATGGTATTGACGGAGAACAAGGTATCCAAGGTATCCAAGGTATCCAAGGTACTGCTGGAATAGATGGAATAGATGGAATAGACGGTATAGATGGTACTGCTGGCATAGATGGCATAGACGGCATAGATGGAGAACAAGGAGAACAAGGAGAACAAGGAGAACAAGGAGAACAAGGAATTAGAGGACAAGCAGCTACACGCACAACAGATGCTTTGTTTGATGACGAATTGTTTAAGTTTAAGACTCCTGATTTAGAATACAGCGAATTAGAGAAGTACATAAGAAAAAGGTACAACATATGACATATCTCAGTATAATAAATGCTGTTCTACGGCGAATGAGAGAAACAGAAGTAACTTCTATAAGCGAAACTGCTTATGTTTTGTTGCTTGGTGAGTTAGTTAATGAAGCTAAAAGAACAGTAGAAAGCGCATGGGATTGGTCAGCGCTTAGAGCAGATATAGATTTTAATGCTACAGCAGGAACTGTTAGTTATTCTTTAACAGGAAGCGGCGACAGACCTACAGTCTTAGATGTAATAAACACAACGTCTAAAAAAAGAATGTGTTATGAGACAACAGCACAGTTTAGAAATTTTACAAAGTTAAATGATGCTCAAACAGGTTCACCTTTTTATTTTACTTATAACGGCATTGACGCTAACGGAGACACTAAGGTAGATGTCTATCCTACTCCTGACGCTACTTATGCGCTTTCTTTTACTGTTGTTAAGCGGCCAGCAGACCTTTCAACGTCTACCGATACTCTTCTAGTACCGTCTGCTCCTGTAATACAAATAGCTACTGCCTTGGCCGCTAGAGAGCGTGGAGAAACAGGAGGAACATCAGCCGCCGAACATTTTGCTTTAGCAGACAGAACTTTGTCAGACGCAATAGCTTTTGATGCAGCTAAATACCCTGAAGAACTTGTGTGGCGAGTGTTGTAATGGCACAACAACTACAAAATGTAACTATTTCAGCACCAGCGTTTTTTGGTATAAACACCCAAGATTCTCCTGTTGATTTAAATCCTTCTTTTGCGTCTATAGCAGACAACTGTGTTATAGACACTTATGGTCGTATTGGCGCTAGAAAAGGTTTTGATTTATTAACGACTAATGGCGCTACTGTATTAGGGACAAGCAGGGGTATTGAAACTATATTTGAGTATATAGACCAAAGCGGTGACATAAAAATATTATCAGCAGGAAACAATAAAATATTTAGTGGTACAACTACCCTTACAGACATAACACCTAGCGGCTATACGCCTACAGCTAACAACTGGAAGTTTGTTAATTTAGCTAACCATGCTTATGGTTTTCAAAGAGGCCACGAATCTATAATCTACACAGATGAAAGTGGTAGTGGCGTTTTATCAACTTTTTCAGGACACTCTCATTCTTCTGGTACTGCACCCCAAGCTAATGAAGTTTTAGCTGCTTATGGAAGACTGTGGGCAGCAGATGTGTCAGGAAACAAACATACAATATTTTTTAGCCATTTAGGTGTAGGCCATCAATGGACGGGAGGATCATCAGGTAGTTTAGATATAACTACTGTTTTACCTAATGGATCAGATGATATTGTTGCACTTGCAGCGCATAATGGTAAACTAGTTATTTTCTGTAAGAACACTATTATTATATACACAGGTGCTACTAACCCAGCAACTATGGTTCTTGAAGATACTATTATAGGTATAGGTTGTATTGAAAGAGATACCTTAGTAAACACAGGAACAGACTTGTTGTTTTTGTCTTCTTCTGGTGTTAGATCGTTAAGTAGGACTGTACAAGAAAAATCTGCTGCTATTGGCGACATAAGCAAGAACGTAAGAAACGACTTACTTACTCTTATACCTATTCAGAACCAAGCAATTAAAGCCGTATATAGTCCTGAAGAATCTTTTTATCTTTTAGTGTTACCTACTAGTGAAATAGTGTATGCGTTTGACACTAGGATACCTCTTGACAATGGTGCTTATAGAGTTACAACTTGGTCAAGCATAACACCTTTAAGTTTTGCTAGGTTATCGACAAATAAACTATACATAGGTAAGACTTTAGGTATTGGAGAATACAAAGGATACCTTGATAATGATGCTAGTTATCAGCTTAGGTACTTTAGTAATCCTTTGGCTTTTGATAGTGCTTCTAATGTTAAATTCCTTAAAAAGTTTAAGTTAACAATTATTGGTGGCTCAGGAACACAGATGACTCTTAATTGGGGATATGATTACTCTGAGTCTTATACTAAGCAAGCTTTGTCTTTTTCAGGCACTGTAGGGGACGCTGAAGTAGCTGAGTATGGTGTATCTGAATACAACACTATATCAGAATACACAGCTTCTTTGTTTGTAAATACACCTTCAGTAAACGGAACAGGCAGCGGATCAGTAGTCTCTGTAGGTTTAGAAGCACAAATNAAAGACGTATCTTTTTCTATACAAAAAATTGACATACAAGTATTATTGGGACGACTAATATGACAGATTATACTAAGACAACAAACTTTGCCTCTAAAGATGCTCTTCCTTCTGGTAATGCTAATAAAATTGTTAAAGGAACAGAGATCAATACTGAGTTTGATAACATTGCAACAGCAGTAACAACTAAAGCAAACATAGCAAACCCTGCGTTTACTGGTGTTGTCTCTTTCCCTGATGGGTCAGCAAGTAACCCAAGTATAACTAATACTGGTGACACTAACGCTGGTTTATTCTTTAGTGCCGCAGATACCTTAGCTTTTAGTGCCGGAGGTACAGCGCAAGTTGTTTTTGCTGATGGTGTTATTTCTCCTGTTACAGATTCAGATGTAGATTTAGGGACTAACTCTCTACGTTTTAAAGACGCATATGTAGACTCTGTTACAGTCACAGGTAACGGTGCAATTACAGGCGACTTAGACGTAGATGGTACAATAGAGTTTGATGCTCTTTCAGGAACAGGCTCTGTAGCTATTACAGACATTCTTGATGAAGATGATATGGCCTCTAATAGTGCTACAGCTTTAGCAACTCAACAATCTATTAAAGCATACGTTATAGCACAACAGGACACCGTAGATAGTTTAAGCGAAGTATTGGCACTTGGAAATACAACAGGTGATACAGATATCTCAGTAACTGATGATACTAAGGTTCAGTTCAGAGACTCTGCAATCTACATCAACTCAAGCGCAGACGGCCAGTTAGATATAGTCGCAGACACTGAGATTCAAATAGCGGCTACAACAGTAGATATTAATGGTGCGGTAGCTCTTAATGGTGCAGTTACTGGCGCAACTAATGTCACTCTTAGTGGAGAGCTTGATGCGGCTACAGGTGACTTCTCAGGCGCAGTAGATATTGATGGCGCTTTAGATGTAGCAGGAACAACTAACTTAGATGTTGTTGACATTGATGGTGCTACCCAGATTGACGCTACTGTATCTGTAGGTGTAGATGATACTGGCTACGACGTTAAGTTTTTTG